TAGCACCGTTAACTATAGTCTTATTAAGTTGTAACGCAGGGTTCTCACTTTCAGGGATAGACTTGTTAAGAGCTAAGGCATCATGCATCTGAGGAGTAACAGCATTGGAATCCAGAAGATTTTTGTAAATCTGTCTGAACTCAGAGTTAGAGACACCAAAGGTATCCTTAAGGTCTGTAATGTCATTCATTGAGGCTCTTGCACCTTTCTGAGTGAACCCTAACACCAAGTCAACCTTAAGGTCTTCCATAGCTTTAAGCTGTTGTTCCTTTGCGGCTTGATCCTTAAGTCTCTTGTTTACCTGTTCTGCCTTCATGAAAGAAGCTTGTAGAATCTTTACTTCCTCATTGTCAGCCCCTCCAGACCTCTTATAAGCTTCAACAAGATTACCATAAAGTTCTGTTGCTTTGCCTTCCTCAGCTAGCTGATTAGAGCTAACCTTAAGGTCAAACAATTCTTTTCTTTTGGAGGCTTCGGCAAGAGTCTGGGACTGAATCTTATAGGCTTCATACTTGTCAATACCAATGAAGTCCTTATACTTAATGTCAGTATTAGGTACAGTCTCTTCACCTAACTCAAGAAGCTTCTGGTAACCGTAACGAGAACCTGAAAGCTGTTTCATGACAGTCTCAATAGCTTGTACCTGTTCCTGAGGACTCTTATAATGACCAGACACAGTGTTGTTGTTGGCAATGTAGGAAGCAATGGTTTTACCTGAGATGTTAGGGTCATTAACCATCTTTCCTACTTCAGCCATTGAAGTCATGTAATCCTGTTCTTTAAGCTGAGTCTCACGATAGTCTTTAGCTTTAAGAATTGTCTCAATACGTTTAGGTAAAGTGTTCTCAAAGAAACCTTTGCGATACCAATAGTTATCAGTGTATCCATAAAGTTTCGTAAAGTCTGCTACCTGTTCTTCCATGAACTGTAACATCTTTGCATCCTGTTGTTCAGCAGGAAGTTTCCAGAAGTCAGGGTCATTCTTAATGGAATCTTGGAAGGCTTCAATAGCCAAACCAGAAGTTACCTTACCGACTCTTTCTTCAAGAGCCGCCATAGCCAGAGGGTTGTTCTGGAAAGGCACTTCTTTCTTTTGCATTAAGTCTTTATATTGTTCCAGTGAGTGAGACTGAAGGAATTTATCAGCCTCTTCCTCACTGTCTTTTCTAAGGATATCCATAGTATCAATGGACATCTTCATAGCACCAGATGCAACTTCCACCCAGTTAATCTCTTCTTTTACAGGAGGTCTTGTAGTAGACAAGTTAATACTTCTGGGCTTATAATCACCAAGTTTCTGTAAAGAAGAGTTAAAGTATTTCCAGTTGTAGTACTGTGCCTGATAACCAGTATTACTGTCAGAGTTTTTATAAGCCATTATTAACAGCTCCTATATTATGTTCGTCTTTGGAATGAAGCTGTAAGCTGTCCCATTCCTTGGATCAACGTCATGTATTTATTTAAGTTACTATAAGTAGACAGAGCGCTAGTCCCCATGTTACTGAAGAAAGAACCTAAGCCTGTACTGGTGGTGGCGCTAGCCGCACTAGCTGTACTTGCGGCTGTACTTGCAGTTGTACTTGCCGTAGCACTAGCTGTAGCTCCTCCTGCTCCACCTGCAAGAGCACCTCCGATTGCGCCTCCTGCCCAAGCTGTAGCCGCACCAATAGCCGCACCGTTGATTGTCTGCATTACTGCGGCAAGACCTGTGGTTAACGTTGCGTCAGTCTGTTCTTTTGCCGCTTTGTATTGAGCGTTAGTTTCAATCCTAAGGGCATTCTTCTGTGATATTACATTAGCTACAGTCTGCTCATGATTATCTTTAATAGCTCTTGATTGTCGCTGAAGGGCACCATTAAGTCCTCTTTTGACTTGATTCGTGGTTCTCCCTTCAGCACCAGACTCTGCCATAGCCACCTCCACAGAAGCATTGTTTTGCATTCCGTTAAGAGACAGCTCATAAAGCTCTGAAACAGCCTGATGATAAGCCTGAGTCTGCTGTTTATCAAGTTCGTTAATTCCGTAACTGTAGTTTCGTGTAATGTTCTCTACTTGTTTTTTATAGGCTTTAAGCTTGTTTCTGTTGGCTTTACTTCCGCTAAGTATAGCAGAACCTGCACCTACAGCCGCACCTATTGCTAAAAGTGGTAAAACCATTTGTGTGTTCCATCCTCTGTTACTTATTACATTCGTCTTGTTCTTGGTACATATAAAGCATCAAATGACCCTGATACCAGTGTAATAGGCTGTGGTGTATCCGATACTATCTCGATTTCTACGTTAGTGTTGCAGTCCTGAACAGGGAACTTAAAAGTACCATCAGCAATGTTCATTGTGTCTGTCCTGCTTGTCACAGTACCAAGTTGTTTATTTGTAGAGACATAAGTGTATTCTTTACCTTTCTCAGTGTTCCTTACTATTACGTTAAAACTACCTGTTTTACTGTAGTGTAGCTTAAAACTTCTTACTTGTACCTTTCCATTGTCAGCAACATCAATACCAGATTCATTTGCAGTTTTAATCAAACATTTACTAAGCGTTGCATCAAATGTGTAAGGAATACCATACCAAAAAGTTTCTCCAGTCCAGTCTCCAGAAAGGTCTACAGAGCTTGCATTTTTTGTTAAAGTAAACGTCTCGTGATAACCGTCACTTCTTACAAAACATAAAGTCTCACCTGCTCCCCAAACGCTGTTATTAATCTTGGCTGTTGTTTTATCAGTATATGGAAGATAGGTTAGAGTCCCAGAGAAGTACCTCTTAGAGTCTAAAAACAGTCTGTAAGGCTCATCTGAAAAGTCTTTCCTATTCTCTGTAAAAGATATCCTCTCTATGTTAGCTGTACCAAATCTTGACACAATAACATACAAATAAGAGTCAACAAACTCAGCGTGTACAACCTTTGTTGTTGCTGAAGGCCCAAAAGTCCACTTAGATACAGACTGTTGTATAACCTTTTCACCCTCATTTAGATACTTATAGACATACAAAAAGTTATCATTACCTGTAGCCATACACACAAGGTTCTCCGATGTAGAACCTGTCATAACAGTTATGTCTGTTGGTAAGTAAGAAGGACAATGTGCCGTTACATCCTCTGCATCCATTGTTTCAGACAAGTCCTGAGCTGTGTGGAACCTCATAAGAGAACTACTGGCTGTATGTTGGGTAACAAAAAACAGTGACTGACCCAGTGTTATGGGTTTTGCGTTTTTAGAGTATCTAAAAGCTGTTACTTGGTCAATAGCAACTGTAGAAGGAGACATAGCACCCTGTGAGTGTAAAACAAACTGTCCCTCCTGTGAAAACAAGAATAACTCTTTAGCAAAAGGTATTACATCAGTGATTATAGAAACTTTATTAGAACTTAACGCTACATCAATCGGATCTGTGTCAACTACAACCGAACTTGAGTTAAACCAGAAGTTAAAGAAGTCGCTTGAAGCGCTTAGAATTACATTTTCATCAGCCACAAAACCTAATCTGTTTCTAAAGAAGAATATATCGCTAATCTGCTTCCCTATGAACGAAGGTTCTGAATTAGTGGTTTCATCACCGACTTTTCTATCTGTCCAAGACAACTGTTTAACTGTAAATGTTCCGTCAGAGTTTCGTACAAGTGCGTGTGGCATAGTGCTAGGGTCAATAGCATACTTAATACCACCTTTAAGTGTTTCGACCCAGTTACTAAGTGTAGAGTCATATTTCAAGTAATATACAGAATCGTCAGAACCTTTTTCAGATTGAACCTTTATAACACAACCGTTTGGTGCGATAGGAGGTAGTTTAGATGTACTAGTTGTTGAACCAAGAAGTACATACATGTTTGTATTACCTGCACCGTCCTGAACTACAACATTTGGTGGTGTTGCTCTTCCATCTGAGTAACGTATTGCTACAACAGAATCACCAAGTCTTTGAAAAGTAAGACCACTGTTACTGAACGCTGAATTTCTCTGTGTCTTAATTTCTTTGTTACTGCTGTACCTGTTGTTAAAATCTACAGCATTAATAGTAGCGTGTGTTGAGTCTGGTGCCGCTCCTAAATAGTTAGTACCATTTGCAAGAAGGTTATAAATATTGTCAGCAAGTTTTTCTGTCGTTGTAAGTTTGTTGTCATATGTGTTTGAACCATCAGGCATAAGCACAGCACAAGCGTATGTTCCGTTAATTGTTACACTATATGTCTTACCATAATTAGCCGCCTTACAATAAATCAAAGCCCATCCATCGTTAGTTGTTGAGGATGTTTTAGTAAGCATTTTAGGTGTCTTAGCTTTATTTAACAGGAATGTATAGTCAGCAATGGTTACACACCTTAGATCTCTCTTTGGGTTATCTGTGCTTAAATATGAAGTAGTACCATTTACAGTCTTTTGGTTACCTTTAAGGTCGTAAACAACTGGGTAAATAGCTGATACACCAAATGAAAGAAGATACTGTTCTTCGCTGTCTCTGTTAACAACCTTAATGAACCCCTCATCATCCACAAATAATGTTTTAGCTTCAAAACAACTGGGGGGTCTCTTTTGAAGTCCCTCAACGTCATTAGACAGTCCGTTAATCTGTTCTGACAACTGGTTGATAAACCTAGATCTGTCAGGCTGTTGTGATACACCACCGTTAAACGATGGGATAACTTGTGTAACCAGTGCCATACTTTAGCTCCTCTGAATGTTCTGACTAATGGTCTGGTCGTCATCGAAGATATTGTAGTTAGCAGATTGTAAATCAAAGTCTATAATCTGAGTGTACGCGTTGTTCTCTTCGATCTGTAAGTGTTGGTCAATCTCCTGAGATGTAAGGTATCTTGCTTGGAATATTCTTGAAGCTCTTACCGTAATGTAATACTTAAAGGCTTCAGGAAGATTCTCAAACTCAATTTCTTTTACAAGTTCATCAACAGTAAGACCGTCACTGAACACATTAGTATCTGTAATCAAGTCGAAAAAATAGCCTGACTTTCTTACTAGCTGATAACCATCAGCAAAAACCTTAAGGTAGCTGTAAGGATATGGTATCAGACCTGTGTAAGTGTCAGGCGTGAGTGTGTATGTTGTTAAAGTATTAAAGTACCAACCTCGTGATTGAACTTCACGGGAGACACTTTGTAAAACTCTTTGTGCATTAATGGTGTCAACATCCTGTTGTCCATCCAGTGTATCAACTGGCATAGAACCGATTACTGACAGTATTTCATTAATTGCATCAAGTTCAGTCTGTGGTGTTATTATCATTTTCAGTCACCTTCTTTTTTCTACTGCGTGTGGTAACCTTGGGCTCAGCCTTCTGGATCAACCCAAGGCTCTCAGCTTCCTCAACAGTGAGGTCTTTGCCCCACTTGTTGAGTTGCATAAAGTAGACGTGACTATATTTCTTTCTATAGTCACTCATAC